ATGCTAATACACTTGGATTTGATTTTGGAACTTGCAAACGTCTGCCTAGATTGAATGCTTTGTTAATCTGAATCCAATTAGATAAACCTTCAGCCCTTCCCATTGCACCTGTAGCATCACCTGTAAAGCATATTGAATGTAGCTTGGTAGCGTATTGCAGTTTGATTAGGTCAATTAGCTGCTGAGTGTTATGAATACCCTCCTTAGCCTTAATGGTTATCTCCCTTATGCCTCTTATCTTATGTTTTCCGTCCTCTCGGTATATCTGCCATACAGTACAGGCTAAAGGGTCTATATTAAAGTCAATCCAAAATAATAAAGGCGTATGTTCTAATGGAGTTACTTTGCCAACGTGCTTACTAACGTCAAAGGTTTGTACCGCTGGACTTTTAACCTCAGTTATTCCCCACTCACCTAGCACCACTACTCGGTACTTATTATAGTTGTAAGTTTTTAACTGTTCGTAGTCTCTTATCAACGCTTCATCTCGATAGCCATACGTTCCACAAGGTGAGCCGACTGACCAATAGTTATCGTTATAATCGGTTTTAATTAATAACCTTCCACCGTCTGCGGACATCTTTATAAAACTTTCTGGACTTGGCAGCTTGTATTCGCTATCAATCCATTCTATCCTATCTAAGTAAGGCTTAATCCATAAATGCTCACTAACTGGATTCCATGTGCAGAAAAACATCTTAGATACCTCACCTCTAAATGATAGTCTAGTCTCTTCGTACTCTTCTTGGCTAAATTGGTCTAACTCATCAAATAGCATATATGAGTAATCCTCAACTCCCTTTGCGCTATCCTCACTATCCAATCCTTTGAACTTAATATGCGCCTTTGCTGCTCTGAACTCTTTATCCATGACATTTATTGCGGCTTCTACTTTTGTGGTACGTCTTGCCTTCTTAAACGTGCTTATTAGCGTCTCATTCATTCTATCCGATACTTTCCTAAATGCTAGTGTGTTCTTTCCATACACCGCCGCTTTAATCAATGCGAATTGTGCAACCGTATAAGTTTTGGTTGATGACTTACCCCCATAGATGTAAACGTGCTTTATATTCGGATACTTAGTTTCAATATCCCAGAGTATATGGAATAGTGGATTAAACCACTTATTATCGAATTGAACTTTATTAATGTGCATATTTATGACCTATCCACAAACTCTGCTGCTAGTCCTATCATTTCGTGAGTATTCTTTTGCTCAACCTGTTTAGGCAGCAGTAAGTTTCGTTTTACCTTTGTCAATAATTCAAACCATCTATGGTCTTTAGGGGACTTATTTAATAGGCTTATAGCTAATATTGTATCACTTGGAAGTGTTATTTGGACTAATTCCACTCCATCTTTTTCTATAATTTTAAACTTATCAAAAGTCATAACCCCATCATTTTCGGATATTTCGTCTAATATATCTGCAAAACTTGGTTTAGGTTTTCTACCATTCTTTAATGGCTGATTCTCAGTAGTAAATGGCACACCATTCTTTTTACCTTTTAAATGTTCTCCTTTTGGCATTATTGCGTTTTTATTGCGTTTAGCGACACTTTTTGTCGTTTAGTAATATTATGTTCGTACTGTTCTATTTTCCTGTTCAGATACCATTGTGCTTTCCTCAAATCTTCCAGCTCTTTGCCTTTTTTATCTGCCCTTAGAATGTATTTTAACACATTCCCTAAGTGAAAGTCTAAGTTATAGTGTTCGATTACCTTTATAGCTTCATATGTATTGTCTCCTCCGTAATGAACTGGATGATGTATTGATTCTGACATTGATTTTTATTCAAATTCTTTTTTATCAATTATAACTCCATTACGTTTGATATTCAAAGTAGGGTCTAGTTTAATCATTCTCTTTACTATTACATCACAATACTTAGGGTCTAATTCCATTCCGTAACATTTGCGTTTAAGTTGGTGTGATGCAACCATTGTAGTTCCGCTACCGCAAAATAAATCAATAACTGACTTTACGCAAAAGTTTGATACGAAGAATGATGCAAAGTCCATAGGAAAAGTCGCATTGTGTTCTTTCACTTTATTTGCTGTTTGTTTACTTATATCAACAACATTGCTTATTGTACCTCTGAATTCTTTTGTGCCTATTGCTCTATTTGCTTTATGACTAAAAACGTGTACATACTCAAATTGTGAATTTAATACATTGTTTGCCATTGCTGGTTGTGCATTTTGTTTGTTCCAAATTAAAGTGTCCGCATAAATATTTTTTAGATTATACAAATAATCAATCAATGCGGTTTTATTACCTGACAAACTTTGAATATTTACAAAACTATATTCTGAAAATAAGAGCGTGTTATTTGTAAAATCCGTTAGTAGTTTTAAGTACTCATCATCTTCTAAGTCATCAGAATAAGAATTGTATTTTGTTCCATTAGTTTGATGTGGGCTTAATTTTGCATTTTCTTTTGTGTTATACGGCGGACTTGTAAAACTTATATCTGCTTTACTACCATTCATTAACTTTGCCACTTGGTCGCTATCTGTACTATCCCCACAAAGTAATCTGTGTTCACCTATTTCGTAAAGGTCGCCCAATACTGTTATAGCTTCCGTTGGTGGTGTGCTATCAAAATCGTCTTCTATTGCATCTAATACGGTTTCTTCTTCTTCAATAGTCTCACTAACTACATTAACGCTTTCAATATTGACCTCTTGAATGTCTATGTTTTCCACCTCTAAAAACTCTATAAGGTATTCCTCAGCGAATGGGTTAGACTTCTGATTAAACACAGATACTAGAATTGATATAGCTTCTTTACGGTCTTTAGCTTCGATTTCTACTGCGTTTAGTTCCTTTGGCACTTTATGACCTTCTGCTATTAGTTCGTTTAATACATCGAGCCTATGATGTCCGTCGATGCAGTAATATTCACCTTCGTTCTCCCATACATAAAATGGTAATGAAAATCCGTACTTTAATAATGACTTTTTAAGATGCGCTGTATTGTAGGGTAGCTTTATTCCATCTGGTTGCAACACTTTAATCTTTTGCCAATCTATCTTAATTGATTGCTTTATCCTATCTTTCATTTATTTTTTCGTTTATCCATTTAGCGTAATAATATGCGAACTGTTCATAGGTCAATCTATATTTTGCCAGCGGACTTGACATATATTGGTGATGCAAAACCTCTAGCGGAACTCCATTCATAAAGCAAAATTAATCAATTTTTCTTAATTGCTCATAGATTTCACGTTGCATTCTCATTTTGTTCTCCGATACTAATCGCTTTTTTACTTCAACAATACTAGCCATCTTATCAAAGTGAGTTAAATCTGCTTCTTCTAAAATGGCTAGTATTTTTTCGGCTAATTCAAATTTATCCATTTGCTTTGCTAAATGACTTCAATAACCTAGTAACTTTGGCTTTATCCTTTGCCATTAATGAATAATTCAGATAGGTTACAGGCTCACCGTATCTATTTTTAGAGCTTACTTTTTCTCTTTTGAGTGTTATTTCAAAAGGCTGTTCAATTTTGCGGATAATCTCTCGACTGGCGTTTGAATATCCAAAGTCTTTCATAATTGTTTTGCAGTTTAGGACTTTACCTTCCAATAGGCTTTGCAGTAATTTGATTGTGCTTTTCATTCTTTTATAGTTTAATGGGTTAATTTATTCATATATGACCGCCATTGAGTCATTTAATACTATCGGACACCACTTGCCCTTATATCTTAAAAATCCGTCGGCAGTTACTGAGCTATCCTTTCGTTTAAACTCAAAGTATAGTTTTTCTGTTGACCTAGTAGAGTCAGTTGGTGGGATAAGGTAGGCTATCATTAAAGCAAAGATAATCAAACCGAATAAAAAGTATCTACTCATATATTTATTTTAAATTTACAAATTCCATTTATAGGCTCAAATTTTGTATAAGATACACCAACAGATACCGAAACCAAATCACTTATGTCTATTTCTATCTGTCTAAACCTCGCACAAGTTTCTTTTAACTCGCATTCTTGAT